AAAAATTCATCAAATGCTTCGATTGATAGAAATTTCACTTATCAGGCTGTCGGATTTGGTAAAGGAGGGTAGAATAGGCACAATGTTACTTACTTAAATGGCAGAACACGATTTTGTAATTGATAATGGAACAGGTGCTGCTGTGAGAGCAGACATTAATAATGTTTTACAGGCTATTGCGTCAAATAATAGTAAATCTGGTGCACTAACAACTAACTTTGCATTTCAATGGCACGTTGATACATCTGATGGAAATTTAAAAATAAGAAATGCAGCAAATAATGGATATGTAACTGTTGGGCCAGTAGCTACAACAAACTTTGGTTTAGCACCTCTTACGGGTGGAACTTTTACAGGAAAAGTAACGCATAACTATACGTCTAGTCTGACCATACCTTCTGGTACAACTGCTCAGAGAGATGGCAGCCCTGCTGTTGGTATGTTTAGGCATAACTCAACACTTAATCAGTTTGAAGGCTATAACAATGGAGCTTGGGGTGCTATCGGTGGTGGTGCTGGAGCTACGGGAGGAGGTACAGATGAAGTGTTCTTTGAATCGGATCAAACTGCAACAACTTCTTACACTTTATCTTCTGGAAAAAATGCACATACTGTAAGTCCTACAATAAATAACGGAGTCTCAATTACTGTGCCATCTGGTGCAATCCTTGTTATCTTATAGTTATGCCAGTAACAATCAACGGATCAGGTTCAATAACAGGTATATCAGCAGGTGGATTACCTGATGGATGTATTGTTGACGCAGATATTAATGGAATGTCATCATCTAAACTTAGTGGAGCATTACCAGCTATATCAGGTGCAGCTTTAACTGGAGTATCTTCTGGCCTTAAACATATATCAACAACAAGTATTACATCAACTTCCTCAGATATTATTATTTCAAATGCTTTTAATGAATATCCAATTTATAGAATATATCTAGTTCATGTAAGATGCACTTCAAGTAACCGAGTTTTATATATGAGGGCTAGAGATTCTGGTGGAGATATGACTTCACTTCATAGATCAAGAGCTTCTCATGCTCTCGGTTCTAACTTTACTGATGCAGATGCGTGTAGATTAAATAATAATTCAGCAGGCGATTCATTGACACAAATTGATATGTTTGTAGAATTAAACATTACTGGATTTGCTGCAAGTAAAACCTTGAGGTATCAAGGACTTACTTCATATCAACAAGATGACGCAGACCCAGAGGGCGATTTTATAAATGGTTGTTGTTACAGATCTGAAGCAGTAGTAGGTTTAAAATTTTTCTGGAGTGGTGGTTCTTTCAGTGGAAGCACTGATGGAAAAATTATGTTATTTGGAGTAAATAATGGCTAATTTTCACTACGTTAATAACGAATACATACAATTAACAGATGCCGAAGAAGCAGCATTTAAAGCAGATCAAGATAGACACGCTGCTGACGAAGCAGCTAATGGTTATAAAAAAGATAGACAACAAAGTTATCCAATTTTAGGAGAACAACTAGACTTACTTTGGCACGCTATAGATGCTGACGCAGATTTGAAAGTTAAGTTATCAGGCTTTTATAATGCAATAAAAGCTGTAAAAGACAAGTACCCAAAACCTAGTTAATTATGAGCAAAATATCATTAAAACACTCAGGCGGTAATGTTGTTTCACTCAACTCTCCAACTTCTGCACCAACTTCCGCAGACGTAGCATTTAAACTCCCAAATGCTGATGGATCGGCTGGTCAGTACATGAAAACTGATGGATCAGGTAATTTAGCCTTTGCTACTCTTCCTGCTGCTGGAATAACAATGATAGATCAGTATAGAGTAACTTCAAATGCACAAGGTGATCAAGAGCCTATTCAAAATAATTTAGAAAGAGTTGATAATGCTAGAAATGGTTTGTTAAACGCTGGAATGACAGTTTCTTCTGGAATTTGGACATTTCCCTCTACAGGATATTATGAAATTTATGCTCAAGTAGTTTCTTATGTGACTAGTGGTGTTAATAACAGAGAATTACGTTTTTATATGTACACAACAGTAGATAATGGCAGTAATTGGAATGACTCAGTACACGCTTATGACCAGCAATATAATAGTGGTTCAAACACTTGGGCAACATCACAGTTCAACTATGTTATAGATATTACAGATACAAGTAATGATAAAGTAAAGTTTTATTTTTCTCCTGACCAAACGGCTGCATACATGAGAGGAGATACCGATGTGAATTATACTTATTTTGTATTTAAAAAAATAGCCGATACATAAAATGAATTTAATTACAGGCAGACCAGATCACATAGAAGATTATTTAGTTACTGTTAGAACAGGAGCATGGTTCGGGTGGAGTGATTCAAAAAATAAAATATATGCAAATTTGATAGTGCATGATGGTGGAACTAAACCTACAGAAAAAGAATGTACTGATGGACTTGCTGCACTTCAAGCTGCATGGGATTTAGAGAATGATAGTTATAAATCTCAACGTAGAGCAGAATATCCAGATTATGCTAGTCAATTAGACGATATATACCATAATGGAATAGATGGCTGGAAAGCTACAATTAAAGCTATCAAAGACAAATATCCAAAACCATGAGTACATTAAAAGTCACTAATATCGCACACGAAACAAGCACACTAAACACGCTTGTATTTGATAATGGTGGTGGTTCTGGTAATGGAAGAGTCACTACAAAAGGAACAATTGGAGAAATTACTGCAATTTCCTACGCATCTACAATTACATTAGATTTTAGAACTGGTAATAATTTTTCTACAACACTTACTGGTAATGTTACCTTTGCCAACCCTTCTAATATTTCTGCTGGACAGAGTGGTGTTTTGTTTATAACTCAAGATGGTACAGGAAGTAGAACCGCAGCTTTTGGATCGTATTGGGATTTTAGTGATGGTACAGCACCTACATTATCAACAGGTGCAAACCAGGTAGATGTTATTGCTTGGATAGCACGAACCAATACAAATATAGCTGCACAGTTTATTGGAAACTTTAGCTAATGAGCAGTTTAGGAAGTCCTAATCCTTTCTTTATAGCAGGAAAGAAAGCATACGAAATAGAACGTAGTTTAAGATTTGATTATGCTGCTACACCACAACTGAAAAGAACAGGATCCTCAACAAGTTCTTCATATACTATTTCAATGTGGTTTAAATATTCTGGTGTTCAGAGAAATGAATTTAATGTTTTATTTTCATTAGGGCAATCTAATGATGCTAATTCAGCAATGATG